TTCTACTGTTAAAGTTCAATACAACGAGTGGGAAACTGATAATAAGTATGGTAAGTTCAAAGGTTTGGACTTTCAAGCCATGCAAGTATTAGATTTAGTAGCTTTAAAAACTCAAGACGGTTCTGAGTTAGACCCTTATGGGGACGGTGAGGAATTTTAATATGATTATCACTATTAAAAATGATGAAGGTGTCGTAAATTACGATGTAAATAATATTAAAGATGAACAAATACAAAACAATGCTCGTATTACTATCAATAAAGTAGGCACATTGGAAGTTCATTTAGAAGCTTTAAACTTTGCCAGTCAGGCACACAGAAACAATCTTGAAACCCTCTTAAAAGATTGTCCTGAAGCTGTGGTAGAGGTTGAAGAAGAAAGTGTTGATGAGGAAACTTCTACTGAAGAATAATCTCGACATAGATATCTCCACACTAAGCCACTCTCGTAAAACAGGGTGGCTTTCTTATTTTAAACGAGGGTAAATATATGCAAGAACAAAGTAAATTTATAAAGTATCACATTCCTTGTCACGAATGTGGTAGTAAAGATGCAGTCTCTGTAAATAAAGATGGGTCTGCAAAATGTTTTAGTTGTGACAAATTTTATACAAACTATGAGGGAAAAGTAACACACATGACAAATTATATTCAACAATCAACACCTAAACCAAGTGTTAATGCACATGGAGGTATCTTTGCAAAGCTTACAGATAGAAATATTTCTAAAGAGACAGCTGAAAAATACGGTGTTAAAGTTGTGTATGATTCAGCAGGTCAATTAGCTCAACATCTTTATCCGTTTTATATTAATCATGAGCAGTGTGCTACAAAAATTAGATATGTAAGAGATAAAAGGTTTGCTTTTGAAGGAACAATACAAGACTCAGGTTTATTTGGACAAAACTTATTCAAAGAAGGTGGAAAATATCTTACGATAGTTGAAGGTGAGTGTGATGCTATGGCTACTTATGAGCTACTAGGCTCTAAGTGGGCTGTAGTATCTATTAAACGTGGTGCTGCTTCAGCAGTTAAAGACGTAAAAGAAAGCCTTGAGTATGTTGAAAGCTTTGACAATGTTGTGATATGTTTTGACAAAGACAAAGCAGGTATTAAAGCTTCTCAACAGGTAGCTAGTATTATCAAGCCCGGAAAAGCAAAGATTGTTACGCTTCCTAATGGCTACAAAGACCCCAACGATATGCTTAATAAAGGCAAACATCAAGACTTTACAAGAGCTTGGTGGGATGCACAGGTTTATACACCTAGTGGTATCATTAGGGTATCAGAGAAACAAAATGATTTCTTAAACAGAGAACGTAAACAAAGCGTACCTTATCCTTGGGAAGGTCTTAACAAGAAGCTTTTAGGTCTTAGAGCAGGTGAGCTTGTAACACTTACAGGTGGAACAGGACTCGGTAAGTCTAGTATCACAAGAGAGCTTGAGCATTGGCTTATCAATCAGACAGATGATAACGTGGGTATCATAGCACTTGAAGAGGATTGGAAACGTACAGTTGATGGTATACTTTCTATCGAAGCAAGTGACAAACTGTTTATTGATAGTGTACGTGATGAATATGGAGAGTCTAAATTAATACACATGTTTGATAAAGTGTTTGGCAACGATAGAGTATTTATACATGCCCACTTTGGAGCCAATGATATTGATGCTATTTTTGCAAAGCTTAGATACTTGATTGTTGGTTGTGATTGTAAATGGGTAGTAGTAGACCACTTACACATGCTTGTAAGTTCTATGTTGGATGGTGATGAACGTAAAGCTATTGACAGTATTATGCACAGACTACGTAGCATGGTAGAAGAAACAGGTGCAGGTATAATACTTGTATCACACTTACGTAGAATCGAAGGCAACAAAGGACATGAGAACGGTATTAGTGTAAGCTTATCACATCTACGTGGTTCAAATAGTATTGCACAACTTTCTGATTCTGTTATAGCTCTTGAAAGAAATCAACAATCAGATGATGATTTAGAATCACGAACAACAAAATTACGTATCCTTAAATCAAGATATACAGGTGATGTAGGTATGGCTTGTTCATTAGTATACAATAAAGAAACAGGTAGACTGTCAGAGTATGAGGACTTAGAAATACTTAACTCTAAAGAAGAAGATGTCATACCTTTTTAGGAGAAACATATGCAAATAGTATTTGATATTGAAACAGACGGATTAAATCCTTCAGTTATTTGGTGTCTTGTAGCACAAGATGAGCTAGGAAAGTTCTATCATTTCTACGAAGATACTTTAACTGAAGGCGTAAAGTTTCTGCAAAAAGCAGATAGACTTATAGGTCATAATATATTGGGATATGATATACCAGTGATTAAAAAACTTACTGGTATTGATTTGTACCATGCTGATAAAGTTGTTGATACACTTGTGATATCTAGACTACTTAATCCTACAAGAGAGGGTGGTCATAGTATAGCCAAGTGGGGTTATAAACTTGGACTACCTAAGAAAGACTCGCCTGAATGGTCAGCATTTACAAAAGAAATGTTATCGTATTGTGAAAGAGATGTTGAAATAAATTATAAATTATTTAATTATTTAAGAAAAGAATCTATTGGTTTTTCAAAAGAATGTATAAAGTTAGAACATAAAGTTACACATATTCTTGAACAACAAAAACAAAATGGATTTTTATTTGATGAGAAAGAAGCTATGCTTTTGACAGCAGAACTATCATCTAAACTTAAAGAAACTGAAGATAAAGTACACGAAACATTTCAGCCAATATGGATAGACGATAAAATGATAACACCTAAATTGAAAAAAAATGGTGAACTTTCTAAACAAGGATTGACAGAACAAGAGTACAATGATATAATAGAGGGTACGCTTGAAAGAAAACCTTTCATGAGAAAGACATTACAAGAGTTTAATCTAGGTTCTAGAAAACAAATTGGGCAAAGATTACAAGAGCTTGGTTGGAAGCCAAATAAATTTACACCAACAGGTCAAGCCATTGTAGATGAAAATACTCTTAAAAAAATTACTCACATAAAAGAAGCAAAGCTTATAGCAGACTTTCTTTTATATCAAAAAAGATTAGCTCAAGTCCATTCATGGATAGAAGCTCTTGAAAAAGATAATAGAGTACATGGTTCAGTTATAAGTACTGGTGCTATCACTGGTCGTATGGCTCATAGAAATCCTAACATGGCACAAGTACCGGCAGTCTATAGTCCTTATGGTAAAGAATGTCGTTCATGTTGGACAGTACCAGAAGGTTATAAGCTTGTAGGTATAGATGCAAGTGGTTTAGAACTAAGAATGTTAGCACACTATATGGCTGACGAGGAGTATATAAATGAAATTATCAACGGAGATATTCACACAGCTAACCAACAATTTGCTGGACTTAAATCAAGAGATGAGGCAAAAACTTTCATCTATGCACTCATTTACGGGGCAGGAGATGAAAAAATTGGAAGCATCATTAAAGGAAATAGAAACGATGGTAAGCGATTGCGAGAACGGTTTCTTACTGGTCTACCAGCACTTAGAACTCTTAAGGAACGAGTTGATAGAGCTGCAGAAAAGGGATATCTCAAAGGGCTAGATGGTCGTAAGATATTACTAAGACATAAACATGCTGCACTCAACACTTTATTACAAGGTGGAGGAGCAATCGTGATGAAAAAGGGATTAGTAATACTAGATAATCACATACGATTAAATACTTTAGATGCTAAATTTGTTGCAAACATACATGATGAATGGCAGATACAAGTTCTTCAAAGTCAGGCAGACTTTGTAGGAAGACTAGGCGTAGAAGCCATAGAAAAAGCAGGACAACATTACAACATGAGATGTCCTTTAACAGGCGAATATAAAATAGGAGACAGCTGGTATGAAACCCATTAAAAGAAAAACGTCTACTATTAATTTTGGATATACGTTTAATCAACAAACAGGATTATTAGATGCAATAGAAACTGAATTAAAAGAACTAGAATATGTTGAAAATGAAATACTTAAAAACAATATGTCTTTAAGAAAAGCTTGTGAATATTTAAAAGAAAAAACTAAAAGACATTTATCAGCTCCCGGATTAAAAAAACATATGGATAAAAAATATGGAACAGGAGAGTGGTTGTCAAAAGCAAAAGGAGAAATATATATTATCTCTAATCCTGCTTGGAAAGGTTGGATTAAAGTTGGTAAAAGTATAAATACAGATAAAAGATTATCACAGTTTCAAGCATGTTGTCCTTTAAAAGATTTTGAAATTGTTAAAATTATTACAGTAAAAAATCAAACCAAGGCTGAAAGAAAAGTACTTGAGTTTATGAAATTTTTTGCAGAAGATAACAAAGGAGAATGGATAAAAATAAATAAAGATAAAGCGATAGAAATATTAAATACTTACAAGGAAAAACATGAAACCTAAAATAAAAGATAGAAAAAAGTTTGACATTGATTTAACTTATGGTACAATAAGAGAAGAAAAAATAGCAGAGATGCTTACCAATAAAAAAATAGAAGTTAAATCTGAAAAAGATTTATGGCAAAACACAGGAAACATTTGCATAGAATACGAATCATATGGTAAGCCTTCAGGTATAAGAGCAACTGAATCTGATTATTGGTTTCATAATTTATGTGTTGGTGATAATGAATTTTGTACATTAGTTTTTAAAACAGATGTGCTTAAAACTATCGTAGATAAATTAGATACATTTAAAACTGTAAGTGGTGGAGACCATAAAGCAAGTAAAATGTTTCTAGTAAATTTACAAAAACTATTTTCATCGGATGTTATTAAAGCATTCAAGGAATCAGAAAATGAAAAAGCTAAATAATTTAGTTCCAGACATATACAAAATTTTAGATTCTTTAACAGAAGGTAATGAGTTAAAGATATCCGAAGAAATGTATGAAGAGTTTGGTAAAGATATGGCTGATGCTTTAAGACATTGGTCTACTCCTCAAGACAGAACTCAAAAAGAAATATTACGTATGTCAAACATAGGTAAACCTGAAAGACGTTTATGGTTTGATGCTCATACACAATCAGATACAACAGAAAAACTAGAACCCAATATACAAATTAAGTTTTTATACGGACATTTACTTGAGGTTTTACTTTTGTTTTTTGTTAAACTTTCTGGACACAAGCTTACAGATATGCAAAAAGAAATTACTGTAAACGGAATCAAAGGACATATGGACTGTAAGATTGATGGTGAAGTAGTAGATGTAAAGACTGCATCAGGATATGCATACAAAAAATTTAAAGAAGGAACATTAAGTGAAGATGATTCCTTTGGCTATCTTGCACAACTTGCAGGTTATGAAAAAGCAGAGGGTACAAACAAGGGTGGTTTCTTAGTTATGAATAAAGAAACAGGAGAGCTTTGTACTTACATACCTGATGATATGGAAAAGCCTAACATAGCTTCTAAAATAAAAAACGTAAAAGAAATTATTGTAAAAAATGAACCACCTGAACTTTGTTATGACCCTGTACCAGAGGGTGCATCAGGTAATATGAAACTAGATAGAGGATGTACATGGTGTCCACATAAAATAGAATGTCATAAAGATGCTAATGACGGACAAGGTTTAAGAGTTTTTAATTATGCTAAAGGTCCTGTGTATTTTACAAAGATTGTTAAAGAACCTAAAGTTGAGGAAGTAAAATTATGAATCAAAGAAAAGCAAAGCAAGTAAGGAAACTTTCAAAAGAGTTTGTAATTACATGGTTAAAAACTATGCTTATAGAAGAAGAACAAAAGAAAGTAAATATAGATAATTTTAAAAATTATTTACCTGAAGATAGTCATTTTTTTAGCAATGGAAAATTAATGGTTTCTGCTTATACGCCTAAATGGTTTGGAAAAAGAATAAAAAAAGTATTAAAAAATAAAGATATAAATAGTATTACTTACTCGGATGTTATGTAATGGTTGGTTACAGAAAACCTAGAAAGGTTAGACCAACAGAAAAAGATGTTCCTAAAGGATATGATTCTAAATGGGAACACAAATTACATACCAGTGTTTTACAATCTTGGAAACATCATTCAGATAAAATATCTTATATAGTAGAACATAACTATGAACCTGACTTTGTAAAGACTATAGATAATAAAGAATATTTACTTGAAGCAAAAGGTAGGTTTTGGGACTACCAAGAATATAACAAATATGTTTGGATTAGAAAATCTTTAAAACCAAATCAAGAGTTAGTGTTTTTATTTTTGACTCCTTATTCTCCTATGCCTCAAGCAAAACGTAGAAAAGATGGAACAAAAAGAACACATGCAGAGTGGGCAGAAAAAAATAATTTTAAATGGTATAGTGAAGAAACATTACCGGAGGAATGGAAAAGTGAAATACAAGTTTAAAGAAGATGAAACTTTAAAACAACTAAAACTTTATGTTGATAGAACTTATGACCAGCATTATGCTAATGGTAAATATCAAGCAACAGATATGATTATTGATTCAGGATATGGTGAAGGATTTTGTCTTGGAAATATTATGAAGTATGCTATGAGGTTTGGTAAGAAAGATGGTAAAAATAATTTAGACTTGTATAAAATAATTCACTATGCTATAATAGCACTTTACGTAAACAATAAGGAACAAGATAATGATTGAAGATAAAATAGGAACTAAGCCTTACTTAGGAATTGAAATAGACTATGATAAAGAAAAAACATTTGATAAGTTTAGTCTAGACACACTCAAAGATAGATATTTTTGGGAAGGAGAAACACATGCACAAGAAGCATTCGCAAGAGCCTCCGTCTTCGGAGCAACATTCAAAGGAGATACAGATTTTGAGTTGGCTCAAAGACTTTACAACTACAGTTCCTCTCGTTGGTTCATGTTTAGCACTCCTATTCTTAGTAACGGGGGTACCACTCGTGGGCTTCCTATCAGTTGTTTCCTTAATTATGTTCCTGACAGTCGCAGTGGTTTATCTGCTCACTATGATGAGAATATATGGTTGGCAAGTTCAGGTGGAGGCATTGGTGGATATTGGGGCGATATTAGGAGTAACGGTATTTCTACTACTCATGGCAGTCGTTCTACTGGTTCAATTCCTTTCATACATGTAGTTGATTCACAGATGTTAGCCTTTAATCAAGGCACAACAAGACGTGGTTCTTATGCAGCTTACATGGATATATCTCATCCAGAAATTGAAGAGTTCATTAACATGCGTAAAGAATCTGGTGGAGATATTAACAGGAAGAATCTTAATCTCCATAACGGTATAAACATTACTAATGCTTTTCTTGAAGCTGTACAAAACGATGATGACTGGAGATTGATAGACCCTAAAACTAATGAAGCTGTTAAGACTATTAATGCCAGAGGTTTATGGTGGCAGATAATAAATGCTAGAGCTGAAACAGGTGAGCCTTACATGATTAACATTGATAAGTGTAACGAAGCTTTACCCAAACAACAAAAAGATTTAGGATTAAAGATACGTCAAAGTAACTTATGTTCTGAAATAACTTTACCAACTGATGAAGAGAGAACAGCAGTATGTTGTTTATCTTCTGTCAACTTAGAACACTTTGATAAGTGGTCAAAGGATGATAACTTTATACAAGATTTAATAACCATGCTTGACAATATACTACAACATTATATTGACAATGCAATAGATACAACACAACTAGGAGAATACAGTGCAAATTTTAAACGCTTTC